CACGAAAGGAACGCTCACAATTTTCCTCTAGACCTAGCGTCTGCTGAGACTAGTGAAGTTGCTCTTGTTGCTCCTTCTGTTGGTTAATGGAAATTCTATTTCTCGTTGCTGCCATATCAGGTGCAGCATACGGTGCATATAGATTGACACCCAAAGATTGAATAAAATTAAAAGACCCTAAATTACTTTAGGGTCTTTTTTAATGCATGGAATTAGACGAACAGTTACAACTTGCTCATCTTCTGTTGGAGGAACGAGTATGTAGAGTTTGTAAAGAGAGAAAAAATCTTTTACAATCTTATTATCGTGTTCGTAAAAATGTGAAACTTTCTTCTTCTTATTCTTATGAATGTAAGGAATGCACAATAAAAAGGATCGTTAAAGGTAGAAAAGATGACGTTGGGGGTTGGTTATACCCAGATTGGTAAAAGTGTGTTAATATATTTTTATAACTAACTTAAGTATAGATTTAACGGAGGTCTATGGAAGACAATCCATTCTGGGGTGAACCTACTCCTACTGATTTGTGGGATGACATGGATAAACTTAACTGTCTCTATGAAGAACTAGGTTGGGATCATACAGATTACTTAGATTTTTCTGTCGAAGGTAATCATATTACTATTAGAAACAAATCAAGAGAGGGAAGGTAAATGAAAATCTTTTTAGATACAGCTGATACAGCAGCAATTGAAAATGGTTGGAAGACTGGTTTAATTGATGGTGTGACTACAAACCCATCTTTAATATTAAAGAATGGTCAAGATCCTGAAGTTGTTTATCAAAAATTAGTTGATCTTGGTATACCAGATATAAGTATGGAAGTTGTAGGTAATGATGAAGAGATGGTTGCTGAAGGTCGTAGACTTTCTGAGAAGTTTGGTAAGCAAGCTACTATTAAAGTTCCTTGCACTCCAGATGGTCTTTCTGCTTGTGCTCTTCTTGCTAGAGATGGTATTAAAGTAAATGTAACTCTTATCTTCTCACAGTCACAAGCAATCCTTGCTGCAAAGGCAGGAGCAACATATGTTTCTCCATTTGTTGGTAGGGTAGATGATAACTCGTTTGGTGGTTTGTGTTTGGTTAAAGATATTGTTAAGGTATTTAAAGAACATTTTGTAAGAACTCAAGTTCTAGCAGCATCTATCAGAGAGGTCAGGCCAGTCGGTAGAGCGTTTGAATATGGTGCTGACATATGCACGATACCTCCGAAGGTATTTGATGCCATGTACAAGCATATTCTAACGGATAAGGGATTGGAATTATTTCAAAATGATTATGAGCAAACACTTAGAGATCTTGAGGAGACTAACTAACAATGCATGGAAATCTAGAACCCGAAGAACGAGTTATGGAAACAAAGAACTTTGCAGTCTATTCTAAAGACGGTTGCCCTTACTGTGATAAGGTAGAACAAGTGTTGGAATTATCTGGTCTAAATTTTGTAATTTATAAATTAGATAAGAACTTTGATAAGCAAAGTTTCTATGGTGAGTTTGGGGAAGATTCCACATTTCCTCAAGTTGTAGTTAATGGTCAGAAACTTGGTGGGTGTATTGAAACAGTCAACTATTTGAAGGAGGAAGCATTGGTGTAATGTCAAAGAATTTTGAAGAAGTCTACTTTGATGTTGAAAAGGCAATAGAACTTGCCTTTGAGGGAAAGTTTGTGCTAAGATTGTATGACTATCTTCAAGTAAGGGATGCTAAAAAGACAGAAGTAGATCAATTTTTAAATAGTTCTACTGCTAATGAGATTGGATCCCTTATTGTAGAGATTGGAGAGTATATTAAAGGAGGTATGGATAGCGAACATAAACAATTGAGGGAAGCGTATCATCATATACCAAAACCTCAAGCAAGAAAGATAAGAGATTATCTTGCTTGTATATTAGAAGATGCATTGAGGTATAGTGATGACAGAAAAAGAGGAAGAAAAAGAAAGCATTCTAAATAACTCCAACGTCGAAATTAACAAAGGCGTTGAGCTACTACTTAGAAATAGGAGGAGAGTTAAACCAAAACCAAAAACCTTTCAGGTAAAATTTGGTAAGTTAATTTCTCTTTGGAATAGAGAAATTGTTTTTCATTTTGATTTATACCTGGATATTCGTAAAAAATAACAATTTCTGGAGGAATATTATGGAACAGACCATAGTAACAATGACATTAACAACTGTAGTGTCATTTCTTGCATTATTAGTAGGAGGTATGGTAGGATGGATGGCAAGACAACATTCATACGAAACCACACCACAAGTAGTGTATACTCATCCCGAAATGTTTGATGAGAATGGTAACGTAGTAGCAGATGAAATTTTAGCCCTAAGAATTGAAACACATGACACCAGCGAAGACGACAACGAGGAAGACTAGAACCAAAGCGGGAACTTCTTCAGTTAGAACAGCAACCCCAAAAATACGGGTTAAACTTCCACCCAATCCATTTATTCATGAGATCCTTGATCTTGTGGAAGAACAAAAGACAAAGGCTAAAAAGGTAGCAATCCTTAAAGAGTATAGAGATGATTCTCTAACTGCAATTTTAATTTGGAACTTTGATAGCAGTGTTATCTCTGCAGTTCCTGAAGGAGTTGTTCCTTACAAAGAAAATGAAGTTCCAATAGGAACAGATCATACATCTCTTCGTAGAGAGTGGAAGAATCTCTTTCACTTTATTAAGGGTGGTAATGATTCACTGAGTAATCTTCGTCGAGAGACAATGTTTATTCAGATGCTTGAGGGTCTTCATCCAGATGAGGCACAGATTATTTGTTTAGTTAAGGATAAGAATTTAACTGAAAAATATAAACTCACACAAGGATTAATAGCAGATGCTTATCCAGATATTGTGTGGGGTGATCGATCATGACAGAAAAAGTAGAAACAGAAAAGAAACTAGCAGAGAAACCAAAGAAACCAGAGACAGAGAAATCTATTTGGTCTAGTGAAGATAAGAAATTGATCAGTAGTTATGGGTGTCAGTTGTTAGTAGAAGATGCTAAAGGTAAACAGTTGGCTGAAAAGAAACTTCCAACTGACACTATGATAATAACTTATAAGGTTAAAGATAAAGTTCATCATGATCTTGTACGTGGCCCACAGGTTAAGATTTTTGATTTATATTATGATAAATTTGGTAAAGGGTCTCTTCAAAGTTTTCAATATGGAATGGGAACCATTAACCCTACTACGTGGGGATATCAACCACCTCAAAAGAAACGAAAAAGAAAACTATGAGCGACGAACTTATTAGACAACAAATCACTGATATCATAGAAGGTGAGATCCAAAATGGAATCAATGATTATCTTGAAGGAAATGAACAGCATAAAGACTCAAAGGGTTTTGGTGGTTCTGTTCCACAGGATGAAGGTAAGGAGTTGAAAGTAAATGTTTCAAAGAATGAAGTAGATAGGTTAATTAAAGAGTATAAAAAAATTAAGAAAAGTCAGAAGTCTAATCTAGGTCAAGTGAAGAAGATGGGATTGCTTGATAAGGATGGTAATCCAATATGAGTAAGATTGATACGCAAGGAATGAGTGGCCCTGTTGATCCTAATTACAAAGGGATAGTAAGGATGCAACCACATAAACCTATGGTGATACAACCACATAGGTTACATACACCTCAAATGGTTAAAGAGTTAAAGATACTTATTAATGAAGTATTAGATGAACGTGAAGGTAAGTTTAACTATACTTCATATTTTGATATTGAAAAATTTAAGCATCGCATTAACGAAGATGAACCAGAGTATAAGCCATAACTATAAGAACCCTTCCAAGAAACAGGATCTCTCACACTTAGAGGCACAGGGTAGTAAGGGTAAGAAATACTATGATAAAGATGGGTGGGAGATTTCTCCACCCATTTCTGATAGGGAATGTATCTATCGTTGTTTAGAAAACTGTGAAGAATTAGCAGGACTTGATAGAAAACAAGTTAGGCGATTGATGGAAGACTTTGAAACTATGAAAACCGAATTCGTAAGAAACGAGGAGTATCCTGTATTATGAAGAACTGGTTAAACTTGAATGAAAATACTCCTTGGATAAAAGGATATGAGGACAAGCACTCAAATCCTGTATATAAACATGCTGAGAATCCTGAAAGATGGGAAGCAGAATGTAATAAGGTATTCATGCAATACTATGGGAAAGGTGGATCAATAGATATCAGACTTATGAATACTGATAATGATTTGCAACATCAGATAAACATTACTATTGAAGATGGTAAACTAAAAGCAATAGTATCAGAGCAAACCAAATGAAACTAGGCATCATGTGTTCTGGTAACGGAACCAACTTCGAGAACATAGTTACAAATCCTATTTGTAAGGAACATGAAGTTGTATTGATGATACACAATAAGAAGAAATGTGGTGCAGCAAAGAGAGCAGAGAAGTGGGGTATTCCTCATTGTTATGTTAGTCATAAAGAAGAAGATCAAATGATAAAACTCTTCGAGGCATGGAGAGTTGATCTTATTGTATTAGCAGGATACATGAGAGTATTAAAGAAACCATCCAAATTTCCTGCTCCTATCATTAATGTGCATCCCTCATTACTACCAAAGTATAAGGGATTGAATGTAGTTGAGAGAGCAATGGAGGCTGGTGAAGAAAAGACTGGATGTACTGTTCATTATGTCAATGAGGAACTGGATGGTGGGGAAATAATATTGCAAGGCGAAGTTCCAATATTACCTGACGATACAGTGGAATCATTAACAAAAGCAATTCAGAGAATGGAATATGGGATATTACCAGCCGCAATTGAAATTATAAAGACTTTATGAAATTTGTATTACATTTTACAAACTTACTTGACTATATAATATACCTGTGTTAGTATTAACACAATCGTTCAACCTCATAAGAGGTCGCAAGTAAGCCGACTCGGAACGGAATCGTTCATCCTTATGGAATTCTTAATCGCTACCATCTTATCATGTGAAAGTGCCGAGGATATTATCTCTCGGATACCTTCTAATGAAAACCGTGCTGAATTAGTTCAACAGGTTAAGATGAATACCGAAGAAGGATGCTTTGAGGACGCACAAGTTGACTGAAGGAACGGGGTAAAATCCCTACTACTTTGGAGAAACCCAATGGCAAAAGTCACATACAGAGGTGTCGAGTATGACACCAATGATCGCAAGCAAGAGTCTTGCAATAAGTCAGATTTGACTTATCGTGGTATTAAGTTCAAGAAAGAACTTTGTACTGCTTGATTAAACGCTTACATATACGTTCAAAGAGGAGGGCTGTTGACCCTCCTCTTTTTTTGTATTATAATTAGTGAGAAAGGAAATTTTAATGAATAAAAGTAAACTTAAAGTTTTATTAGCTGCCTTAAAACAAGTGGTTGATGAACTGGAATCAGAAGTTTATTCGGATACTGCTTCCTATACTACTTCTTCTCCAGAATATGATGAGGTGTTTGATGACGGTTAAACTTGTAAGCATTACACCTGATGCGGAGCAACTTATGGCATATATTGCCAGAGTATCTAACCCATCCAATCAGGATAATGAAAAGTATGCAGGACTATTGAAGTATTGTATCAAGCATAATCATTGGAGTGTCTTTGAGCAGTCTACAATGACTCTTGAGATAGAGACTACTCGTGC